TTAAAGGTAATTAACGATGAAGTTTACCAAAGCACCATTGCTGGTAGACCATTTGATGACATGGTTACTAATATAAGGTCACATATAAATGGAGTCTACAAGCAATCAAACATAGCAGAAATAAATGAACTGGTGGATTTCATAAACGAAAATAAGTTTGATAGTGCAAAGAAATTACAAGTAGAAGACGCTGTGAGAAAGTTACACACACAATACGCAAGCGACAGAGCGGGTAATAACCTAAGACGTTATGCAAGCCAGATAGCACATGATTCAGTAATGCAGTTTCACGGACAATTTACCATAGCAAAAGCTAAAGAAGCGGGTCTTACACATTTCACATATACAGGAACATTGGTTAGGGATAGTAGGGAATTTTGTAAAACAATGTTGAATAAGACACTCACAGAAGAACAAATAAGAGAAATGTGGATAAATCGTTCATGGCAAGGCAAGTCTACTGGTGACCCATTTATAGTAAGGGGTGGTTATAGATGCCGACATACTTGGATTCCAACAGACCCATCATGGGGTGAAGAAACAGTAGACCAAGTGCCAGAAGAACCAGAGATAGAAGAAACACCACTACCCCCAATAAAAAAAGGCAGAAGGTCAACATTAAAGAACCCAGTTAGAGAAGAAGAAGTAAATGTTGTTTCTCAAGCCGTTGTTCTGGCAGACCTTAGAAAACAAATTTTAAAAAATGAAAAAGATAAAAGATACCCAACAGATAAAGACGGATTTCCATTATCAAGATTTAGAAAATCAAACATAGGAACTGTCACAGGCATAGATAAGCTAGATAAAGAGATAGCAAGTCAATTAGATGCTATAATGAAAGAATTAGACGAATTGGCTGAATTATATAATGTTCCAAAAATTAGGTCTATTAAGGTTGACGCAAGGAGAAAAGTGTTAATGTCTATGGGTGATGGCAATTTGAGGATGAATCAAAAATATTTTAATAGAAAAAATCCAGACGAAGACTATAGGAAGGTTTTTCTTTCAACTGGTTCTTATCAAATAAATAATCGTTTATCCAAATCATTTAAATTAGGTGATGATGTTTCAAAAGAAAAAAGAAAAAATTCTAATACATGGGTCAGACCCCATAACGCTTTTAGTTATTTTGATAATGAAATGGATAGATTTAGAAACATTCTATATCATGAATTCGGGCATCACGTGCATCAGATGAAAAATATGACAATCAAGCCGAAAGGGTCTGGTGAATTCGGTTTTATTGCTAGGATACCAATAGAAGAAGCTTTAGGAAAACTATTACAAGGCAAAGGGAAAAAAAATATAAGTGGCGGTGCAACACGCTATTCGGCATCAAACACAAAAGAATGGTTTGCAGAAAACTTTAGCTTGTATCACATGGGTCGAGAAGAACTTGTAGACCCAAAATTTATTGAATTTTTAGAAAATGAGGTGTTGAAATGAATAAATTAGTAGCAGAAGCTGGGGATATTTTTGAAAAAAAAGTATTGAGTGTCAAAGATTACAAACGATTTAGAGAGATAGGAAGACAAATAGGTAATAATGATTTGCTTCTTTATGCTAGTTATGATGAAGGTATGCACCTTAGATTAACAGAGATAGCCAGTAAAGAGGGTAATTATGATTGGCTAGAACCAGAGGATGAAGATTAGTAGCATTTGATATAAAACTTTGTTATAAAGATATTATCCAAATTAAGGAGATTTAAATGGCTGAAGAAAACCAAGTAGAACAGACTACTGAAACGACTGAAGAAGTAACACCACAAGTAGAGGAAACATCTAGCGAGGTAATGTTCACAGAGGACGAAATGAATGAAATCGTTAAAAAGCGATTAGGCAAAGAAAGAGGTATTTGGTATAAAAAGCTTGGTGTTGAGGACTTTGATACAATTCAAAAAGCTGTAAAGTCACAGAAAGATGCAGAAGAAAAGCAACGTATTCAAAAGGGTGAGTTTGAGGAAATACTAAAAACCAGAACCCAAGAGTTCAACAAAGAAAAACAAAATTTAGAGAGTCAGCTAAGAGATATTAAGATAAACAAGTCTTTATTATCTTCAGCATCTAGGAATAAAGCCATCAATCCAGACCAAGTAGTTGAATTGTTAAAAACAAATATTCAACTTAATGAAAGTGGTAACGTGGAAATTCTTGATAAAAACGGAATAGCACGTTATAGTAAATCGGGTGAACTTTTGACCACAGACGAATTAGTGCAAGAGTTTCTTACACAAAACCCTCACTTTGTCAGTGCAACCCCTAGTGGTTCTGGCTCAGTGTCAAATGTGGATAGGCAAGAACTCAATAAGCCTTTAAATCTGAGTGATTTAGACATGAATAACCCAAAAGACAGGGAAGCCTACAGAAGCTATAGGAAAGAAAAAATGTCCCAGCCTTTTGTGATTAATTCTAAAATATAAATTGTTTTATTTAAAGGAGTAAAAAAATGGCAAATGAAACAACCAGTAGCACCATTTCGGAACTATACACCGAAATCGTAGCCGAAGCGATGTTCACAGCTAGTGAGCAGTCAATAATGAAGGGTCTAGTTAGAAACTACACAATTGCGGGTGGCGGAAAATCTGTTGAAGTGCCGATTTATCCAACAGTATCAGCATCAGCGGTAAGTGAAGCGTCTGACCTTTCAAACACAGCGATTAACCCAAGTTCCGTTACTATAACAGCATCAGAAGTTGGTATTATGACCACATTGACCGATTTAGCTAGAAATTCAGCGTCACGAAATGTAGCACAAGATATTGGGCGAGTTTTTGGAGAAGCTATAGCTAGAAAGATTGATTTAGACCTAACAGCATTGTTTGATGGTTTTTCAACCGCAGTTGGTGGGGCTGACGCTGTTCTATCCGCAGATACAGTTGCACAGGCACACGCAAATCTTAGAAATAGTTCAGTACCAATGAATGATTTGGCTTTAGTTATTCACCCAATGGTAGCCCATGACCTTAAAAGAGGTATGACAAACACTTATGCGGGTTTAGATACGGATATTTCTAATGAAGCGTTACGTTCTGGGTTTATAGGCACTTTGTTTGGTGTACCAGTATTTGAAACAGCGAATATGGATAATACAGGCACAGCGGGCGACTATAAAGGTGCTATGTTCCACAGAGATGCTTTAGGCTTGGCAATGATGCAAGACCTTAAGATAGAGGTTCAAAGAGATGCTAGTTTAAGAGCAGATGAAATTGTAGCAACGGCAGTGTATGGTGTTGGAGAACTGCAAGACAGCTATGGTATAGAAATCATAGCCGATTCATCAATCCAGTAATCAATTTAACTTAAGGGGTGGGCAACCGCCCCTTTTACTATAGGGTTATTTTATGGACACGATAAAATTAGAAAGAAATGGTAAGGTAGTAGTTCGGTCAAAAGCTGATTATGAAATGAATAAGTCGAATTATGATTTAAGGGGTTTTAAAGAAGCAATTGCAAAACCTGAACCAAAGCCAGAACCAAAAGCAGAAAAACCAAAAGAAGAAAAGAAACCAGAAACAAAAAAGGCTGAATAATGGCTACCACTCTATTTAGTGTCGCTCACAGCGATTTACAAAAGATACAGCCAGATATACTAGGTTTTGGTATTACGGATTTCGAAAATCAAATGCAGTTTGCGGAAAACGATGTTTTAAGACGCATAAGAGAGGAATGGTGGGAAAGATACAGGCACCAAGTCAGATACAAGGACATAACTAAAATAACATCGGTAGAAATGACCAATAGCAAGCTGACTAACTCACAATGGCTACAGTCGGTCGTTTATTTGACTTTGTGGAAATATGTTTACCCTATTCTTACAAAATGGCGTGACCCCGACACAGGAGAGGGCAAAGATACCTTTCAAGTCCAGATTGATTTCTATAGGGATAGATATGAAGAAGAATTTCAAGCTATTCTAAGGGATGGGGTTGAATATGATGAAGATAGTGGCGGTACAGTAAGCGACAGTGAGAAAGAAGCCCTACATTATTTAAGATTAGTTCGATAATGGCAGTAGATGTAAAAGTTGACGTAAATTCGATTGGTGTAACCAACCTTTTGAAAAGAATGGGCAGAAAACAAAAGGCTGTTATTCAGAAATCATTGAACAGGGTTTCTAATATGGCAGTACTAATGATTACAAAGCGTACACAGGGGGGCAAACTTCCCGATGGGGGTCAAATGAGGGCATACGCTAAAGGCACTGTCAGAAGCCGTAAAAAGAGGGGTAGACAAACAGGGTTCGTAGACCTTACCGATACTGGCAAGATGTTTCGTAGCTTAGATTTTAGAACAGGCGGTTTAAAAAGCACTTTATTTTTCTCAAACATGGAGAGAGCAAAGATAGCCAGTTATCACGACACATTTGGGGTAGGCAAAAGACGTATTACTAGACCATTCTTTGCTATAGGCAATAAAGAGGAAGATAAGCTAAAAGCAGAATTTGCCAGTTTTTATTTCAAAGAGATGCGATTATGAGCAAAAGAGAAAACATAGCTGGTGACATAATTACCAAACTTGATGCGGTGACAAGTCCTATTGAGTTCAAAAAGATTACAAGAGAACCCTTTGAAGTAGAGGAACTTAGTGATGCACAGTTCCCAGCTTTGTTCGTGCAATCTGGTGACGAAACAAGGGAAGTATCAAGCATCGGTGATACAGGAGCGGGAACATATAAGGGAACGATAGATTTTTTGATAGTGGCTTTTGGTAAGGGTACTGACTCTAATATAGACACAGTAAGAAACCAAATTATAGAAGTTGTTGAAGAAACGCTGGATAATGATATAACTAGAAATGGTAATGCTATTGATACTCAAATAATCGAAGCATCTACAGACGAGGGTACAATATACCCTTATGGTGGAGTACGAATAACAGCAAGGGTAATATATGAATTTACTAGAGGGAGTGCATAAATGGCTAAAAATGTGAGTATGAAAAAAGGCGAAAGTATTATACAATGCGTTGAAGACCATGTAGAACATTTTGAAAAAAATGGTTATAAAGTACATGACAAAAAGGCAGTTGTAAAAAAAGTCGAAAAACCTAAAGAAGAAAAGGAGTAAATAAATGGCTACACATCACGGAAAAGAAGGGGTGCTTCATGTTGGGGGTACTGCGATAGGTAACGCAACAGGCTTCACTATTGATACAACACAGGATGTTGTGGAAGATACAGCATTAGGTGATTCAATGAAATCATATTTAGTGGGCAGGGGTACATTCACCGCTTCCATAGATATGAATTTTGATGAAACCGATTCTGGACAAACAACATTGGTGCAAGGTGCTAGTGCTAGTTTTGAGTTTATGCCAGAAGGCAGTGACTCTGGAGATAGGAAGTTTAGTGGTACTGGAATTGTCACAGGAATGTCAGTTGGTGTTACCTTAGATGGTGTAACAACCAGAACTGTTTCTTTACAAGGGAATGGTGGGTTGACCATAGGCACAGTATAAGTAAATGTCAGATTCATCGATTGACTATTTTGATGGTATACGTGACCATTTTAGTCAGCTAGATACACAGATTATTGAAGTTCCAGAGTGGGGGTTGACAGGCGATAAGGCTATTCATACCAAGCCTTTTAATATGCTTGAGAAGCAAAAAATATTCAAAGGTGCAACGAATACCGATTTGCTTGTACTCATTGACGTTATCATTGAAAAAGCCTTAACGAAAGATGGCGAAAAGATGTTTAACGCCAAGCACATTCTAGCCTTTAAGACAAAAGCTGACACAAATGTAATTGCAGACGTTGCCACAAAGATAATGGGGACAGGGAATGAAGATATTGAGGATTATAAAAAAAACTAAAGAATGACGCAGAGTTACATAATATCTTTGGTTTAGCCGAAAAGCTACACAAGACAGTTTCCGAAATCTTGCAAATGTCAGTTGAAGAATTTAATATGTGGATTGCTTACTTTCAAATCCAACATGAGGAACGAGAACGAGAACAACGACTAGCAAAGGCAAGTAGATAAGTGGCAACAAAACAAGTAAATATAGACATTATAGCGAAGGACAAGACCAGACAGGCTATGAAGTCAGCGTCTACTGGTCTTAACAATCTCAAACAATCTGTTTTCAGTCTACAAACCGCCCTTGTAGCTATAGGCGGGTCATTAGTCGCAAAAAGTTTTCTTGATACCGCAAGGGAAACCGAAAGACTACAAGTTAGATTTAAATTTTTATTCGATGATGTTAGAGAGGGTGAAAAAGCCTTTAGAGGTCTGACAGAATTTGCAAGCAAAGTTCCTTTTAGCCTTGAAGAAATACAAAGAGGAGCGGGAAATTTAGCAGTTGTTTCGCAAAGTGCAGAAGAAATGAATAGGTTATTGGCTATTACAGGTGATTTAGCGGTAGCATCTGGATTAGATTTTCAAACAACAGCAGAACAAATACAAAGAACATTTTCTAGCGGTATCAATTCCGCAGACCTTTTTAGGGAAAGAGGTGTAAGGGAAATGCTAGGTTTTGAAGCGGGTGTGGCTGTAAGTGCAGAAAAGTCAAAGCAACACATTATAGATATTTTTGAAGAGGGTAGTAAATCATTTGTCGGTGGAAGTGCTGTAATGGCAGACACCTTTGATGGTATTGTGTCTATGATTGGCGATAAAGTAAGAACATTCAAACAAGAGGTTATGGATGCAAAGCCATTTGAAACCTTAAAAGCGTCAGCAAAACTTTTAGATGAAGCGTTAGTCAAAAACTTTGGAAGTATAGAAAAATCAGCAGAAGCCATTGGAGATGCAGTAGTCACAGCCACAATGAAAACTCTTTTATTTGGGGCTAGTGTTATTGATTCCTTTAGACCAACTTTTGCATTTATTGGGGGTTCTATTGCTAATTTGGTTAATTCAGTGCGAAGTTTACCCTCACCGATTCCAGAAATAGGTTTACTTGGCTTTTTAATGCTTGGAACTAAAGGTAAATTAGCGGTTGCTGGTATTGCTACGGCAACACAAAGCTTAAGGGAATTACCTCCAGCAATCAGCCCAAGTATTACATTGAGTCTAGAACTTATGAGCATACTAAGTAAGCTGGGTTCTACAATGGGTATAGGAGAAGGTAAGTATGAAAGCCCATTTAGAACATTAAATAAAGAATTGGAAGCAAGCAAAGAAAAATTAAAAGATATTGAGAATTTTTTCGGTGAGAATGCAGACCAAGTTTCAAATTTGGGCAATCAAGGAAAAGTGGTCTTCAAAGAATTTAACATTGAATTAGACAAAAGTGCATTTACAGCGGGCGGTTGGACGGAAAAACTAGCAAAAGCAATTCAAAAAATACACGAACAGACAGAAGCAACTAAAAAACTCAAAGAAGAAACGCAAAAATTTAGCGACTTAAGACAAGCACCTTTTGCAATGGGTGGAAAGGTTGTAGAAGAATCGAAAAAAACAACAGACGCAGTAAAAACAGTAACAAAAACGGTTATGGATTTAGCAGATGCAATGCAAGGTGCTAAACAAGCGGTGTTTGAAGCCCTTAATTTTCAAGACACAGGTCTTTTCTCAAACTTTACTAAGGGTTTTAAAGAGGTTGCTAATTCACAAAAAGCAATGTTTGAGCAAATGCGTGATATAGGTGCGTCAACATTTGATAAACTGAAAACATCACTCACAGATTTTGTTATGACAGGAAAATTAAGTTTCTCTGATTTAGGAACTTTTGTAGTTCGGTCAATGGTCGATATGCTAATAGGTGAAGCCATAAAGAACGCTATGAAGGGGTCGTTAGCAATGTTCAAAGCAGAATCCATCAAGAAAGCCTTTATAAGCTTGTATGAGGGTGCTATGAAGACTTTTGCTTCAATACCCTTTCCATTCAATGTCGGTGCTGTAGGGGGTGCAATAGCGTTTGGTACTGGTCTAATAAATAAAATAAGAGGGTTTGAAAAAGGGGGTAGACCGCCAGTGGGAAGGGCAAGCATTGTTGGTGAAAAAGGTGCAGAACTCTTTGTGCCAGACCAAGCGGGAACAATAGTGCCAAATGACAAGCTAGGAATGGAGAAACAAGTTACAGTTAATTTCAATATCAATACTGTAGACGCTAGGGGTTTCAACGAATTGTTGGTAAATAGTAGAGGTGTAATCGTAAACCTTATTAACAGTGCAATGAATGAAAAAGGTAGAATGGCAGTAATATGAGTGGGGCATTACCAAAAACAGATTTTACCGCTATCAATATTAAGAGCAATCAAAAGACTCTTTTTAGTGAAACGGAT